TCTTGCATTATGTAATGTTCTTTTGTCTTCGCCGCTTTCTTCTTTCATCATTCGTTTTGCAATATCAAAACGTGGTCTTGCGCCAGAAGAAGCAATAACGTCAGCGTAAGATTGACTTACTTGCTCAACTTTTGGTTCTTCTTTTTTAACTGGTGGTGTTGAAGCCATAACTTTTGAAGCAGCTTCAGCAACCGATTTATTTGTTTTACTAAAAATATTCATTATTCACCTTTAATTGTGGATGCGATCATCCATCCTAGTTTTTTGTGATCATTAATACGGTCTTGCAAATAGTTTGAAAGACCCATTTCGCCAGCTTGTTCAGCTAATCTGTAACCTGCATTTAAATCGCCAAGTAGTTTTTCATTGTCTACTGAAAGAATTTGAAACATCTCTTTTGGAGAAGGAATATGCATTGTTTCTTTTACACTAGAAAGCATTGACAGAGTATTCAGAGTCATTGGAGTATATCCATTAATAGCACGAATCTGCTCAGCTGTTGCGTCTAACTTATTATAAACTTCAGTGTAAATCTTTTCTAAGAATTCGTGATACTGTGGGAAGTTTGACCCTTCAATGTTCCAATGGAAAGCATGTGCTTTATAATAGAACACATAACCATTAGCTAAAATTACTTTCATCTGTCTCATCAAAGAAGCTTTAGCGTGTAACATTAATTCAGTTTCGCTTTGTTCTTTCTGCATGCTTCTAACAGCACCAGCAACAGAGTGAATAGATTTCATGGGTGTAATTTGCATTTATTTTTCCAATTCTTGATCAAAGTTATTTATTTGGGAAGAGATCTTAGTTCTAATTGATTCTAGCGTTGTTGTAAGAATCTCTTGGCCACCTTGATCTTCTGGCGAAAGACCTGCACTTACTTTATTTGATGGTGGAAGTTTCTTTTTCTTTTCTTTTTCTTCTTTATAATCTAACATGCCAACAGCTGCGGCAGAGTTGTAATTTGGTGGAGCATTACCAATTCCTGAGCCGAAAGTGACTCCAGTCTGTTTCGGAGTAACTGGTGATAGCCCTCTAAACTTCTTAAATGTTATTTTCTTTTCGGCCAATGACATGCCTGCACCCATCGGACCAACACCTGATGGCATGTCTACTGCGCCGTTTTCTTTTCCACCGATCTCGCCTGGATCTGTGCTATTATATGAGCTTTTCTTTTTCTTCTTTTCTGTAATTCCAGAGAAGCTTTGAGGGTTTGATCCGTTATCACCAACTGGAACTTTGCCTCTATGTTTTACAGCTTCATAAGTATTTTGTGATGCGCCTAAACTTGATACACCAATGTCGCCAGTTCCCATATTATTGCTCATACCGATTGTTGCAACATTGAGTGGAGAATCTACTGTTTTTAATTTTCTGGAACCATGCATTTTTGCAATGTGATGTTGGTCTACTTTTATTTCTTCTGGTATAGTTCTTTGTGTTGCATTTCTTGCAGCGAACCCAACACCGCCATGATATTTGTCACCATCTTTTGGATTTTCTTTTCCAGTAAACTTTGGTCCTGGAACAATCTTATCTGCCTCTGCGTATGTCAAAGCTTTTTTTGTAAATTGTCCTGGAGTAATCATTCCGTAGAATCTAGATGTAGTTGGTAAGCCAATCTCCATAACTCTTTCTTGAATCCACTCAACAGCAGCTTCATTAGATGGATCTTTGGCTAAGAAACTAATGACTACATCATTTAGCTCTGCCAACCAACTTGTAATTTCTGATTTCTTTTCTTCATCAACAGTAATGAAATTATTTGAGTTATCATACAACACAAAATTATCGAACATCTCTAAATATTGTTTCATGTTGCTAATAGAACTGTCATATTTCTCTTTACGAACACTTTCGCTAAATGTTTTAGCACCACGAGAAATTCTAAAGTCGTTTCTTGTTTTAGAAGACTCATCAGTAGAGTAAACATAAATCATTGCTGTATCATAGCCCATTGTCTCAAGAATGGCTTTAGTTACAACAACTTTATCAGCGTTGTCTGCATTGCCATTAATGATTACAGATGGGAAGTTTTCTAATTCTTCAATGTTTGTTTCTTTTACAATCGCATTGAATACGCGATCCATTGATAATTCTTTAAGAGCAAATTCATTCAATGATGAATGGATTAAGAAATCTTTACCGCTTCCTGGACCACCAACAAGGAACAATGCCTTAAAGTGATCAGCACATGCTTCTTCTTTTAATTTCTTTTTAGGTGCGGCTAATCCAGCTTTAACATCATTAAACATTTCTCTAACGTGTTTAGCTGCCATTGTTTTTGGAGCAGAAGCAGCAAATAATTCATAATCATTATTTTTGGCATGCTTTCTCATCTTAGAAGCAGAATGACCTTCAATTCCTTCTGAGTCAGGATCTCTTTCACCTGATGATGTCATACTGACATGTTTAAATTTATAATATCCGTGTGGATCTTTTACACCATTATATTGATGGATTAACTTATGCATTCCTTCTGTTCTATCTGCACCAGCAACCATATGAAGATGAGTTACACCGTTTTTATGGAGCTTAGATAGATGCTGAAGTAATCCACTATCTGATTCAACGTGAGCGTTAGGAAATGCATTCTTCACGTGATGTAATTTTTGTTCTGGTGATAATGGATTCTTTTTAGGATCGTGTGTTCTAGAAAGAACTATGCTAGAGGTTCCACCGTGTTTCTTTTGTTCTGCGTGGACTTTATCAACCAATTCACCATGCCCTGCGTGTGGAGGGTTCATGCGCACAAATGCCATAGTATGATGCACTTCTTTTTCCTCTAAAATTTTATTTGTTTTTAACTGTTTTTGCATAGTTTTCCCACACTTTGGGGATAGGTTTAGTTAAGTATTATTTATTTATTACGGCTTTTTAAGAGGTTTGCGCGAGAAAAATCTTCTTGGTTAACCAGCTTAGTCATTCCGTGTTTATGATGACTTGCGACAAACCCTTCACCATGTGTTGGAGTTTCGCCTATCTTAGTTTCATATTTTTCTGTTGGAGCCAAAGACTTAACTAAAGCATTCTTGGCTTGTTGTAGATGATGATGAATTTTTAGTGCAGATTCAAAGTGTTTCTTATGTTGATCAACATGAGCTAAGTGTGCAGTTAAATCAGCAGAGACTTTAGCTTTACCCTTTTCGCTAGAAAGTTTATCTGCTTTTTTGCCAAACTTTGACGATAAGTGCTTCTTGTAACCTTCTACAGAAGGAACTTCCCCAGTCTTTACTGTATCATTTAAGTAAGTGTTAAGATGTTCAGAATGAGGAACAACAACAGAATGCATATTATGCGGCGCACTCTTATGGGCTTTTTCTGCTTCTGCCATATGATGCTGAAATTCTTTCTCATGTTCTTTTTCATGTTTTGCTTTTGACATGTCAATTTCAGGATCAATTAAATTTACATCTGGGTGTTTGCCAAAGTCGTGTAGATGTTCTGCAGGAGCAGCTCTCATTGTTTCTAATGTTGGACCATGATACTTGGTATGGACAACTACACCGAGTTTAGATTTCTTTACTTTCTTAGCTTCATCGCCATGAGCAGTATAAGTGATTGTGTTTGGTGTAAACGATGCTGAATCTTTACCGTGTTTAACATCACCTTCACCATACATTAAGTCGCCTTGATAGACACCTTTCTTAGGAGCAACTTTCTTAAGATGCTTTAGTGCTTGCTTCATCTTTTCAGCAAGACCTGGTTTATCTCCATGGTTTGCTTCAATATCTTTTTCTGAATAGTTTATTTTTGGTGTTTTATTGAATGCTGATTTTGTAGCAACAAAAAACTTACCAGTGCTTGGGTGGTGACCGAATACAAGAGAAGGAGATCCATCATATTTGGTTGTAATGCGAGTATCATTGTGACCACCAGTTGTAACGTGGCCATGTACAGCATTTAACATATGAACAGCTTTATGATAACCAGGCTCGCCTTCATCAATATGATGCATATTGACATGAGTCAAATGCTTTAGATGAGATGGTGTTTTAGCTGCTTCTGCTTGTTCTTTTAGAAATGTTTTAAATCCGAACATTATTCACCTTTATATTCTTGCGAATGTCCATGTTCATCAACATGATGCGCATGGAAATCTATATGAGGAAATTCGTGTTTCAACTTCAAAAACTCATGGAGGTTTTTCTTGTCATCATCATATAAATGAGCTTCTCTATATTTACCACTATTTAAATGATGACGAATAACTTGTGCTTTCTTTTGAGCTGTTGAATGATCAGTCTCAATATTACCTGCTCTTTCAACACGAATATGGTCAATATCAACACCATGTTTGCGCCAAGTATTTAGAAACTTTTCTTTATTATCAAAGTTAGAACGAGCAGTTGCCATAATCACTTTACTGTTTGGATGTTGTTTTACAGTTTTATGAATGGCTTTTAATTTTCTCATCATTGGATGAATTGGCTTTTCGTGTTCAAATTTATCTGAAGAACGAAACTCGCTAAAATCATAATGGTGATTAGGAGGAAGTTTATGTGCATTAAATTCGCTATGAGTTAAAGAACCAACATGTTGCCCTTTATTATTCATAACATGAACTTTAGCAGTAGTATGCATTAAAGTTCCATCGATGTCAAATGCATGTAATGCGCCAGCGTGTGCAGCTGATTCAAAAATATTTGGATTAGTGCGACCATAGTTGCGCATAATAATGCCAGCTTCAGCGTTGGCTTCGTTTTCTATATCGCTTCCAGTCGCACCAGATTCAGCATGGATTCTATTTTCCACGTCTTGTTTGTAATGTGTTAATTCGTGCGCAATTGTACGCATGACATCAACTTTGTGACGTCCAGCGGTATTAACGTAGATGGCTTTATGTTCGGGATGATATCCCCCGAAGCTCTTATTCTTTTTAGCTTGCGCTTTATCGTCTATCAGGTGGATTTTCGGAGGATTAGCAATACCTAAGTGGTGACAGGCGAACCCCACAAAGTGGTGCATATCATTCTTAGATTCATTTAGGAATTGTTTAAACTTTTTCATTTGCTACCGAAATACTGATATCGATAGTCTATTTATTATTTAATTAAATCGTTCACGATGCCTTCCACGGTATAATTCTGTACATATCCCAGAGCTTTTAACTTGGTATTATCGAGGTACATGGACTTAACTTGGACGATTTTATGGAAGTCTTTCTGAGGGATCGATACGATCTCACTCTTTGATCCAAGCTTCTCATATGCCATAGTGATAACGTCTCTGAACAGAGTTGCCTCGCCGTTTGCAATATTGTAAATTTCGTTCAATTCGCCTCTGTTTATAACCAAATTTATGGCTTCAATACAGTCTTTTACATGGATATAATCGCGGTAGAACTCGCCATTCTCATAAAGTTCGATTGGCTCATTCTCTTTCAGGCGGTTTATGAGATACTGTAGAGCATTCTTTTTAGCCGAAACTCTACCGTCTCCGCGACCAACCACGTTACCTAATCTCAGAATACGATAATTCATACCAAAGGTTTGACAATACGAAATAAGCAACTGTTCGGCTGCTCTTTTTGTAATAGAATAGAATCCTTTTGGATCGCAATATGAGGTCTCTTTGGCTGGTAAGTCTGTGTCTCCATAGACAAACCAGCTGGAGATAAAGTTGAACGTCTGGACGTTAGCCTTGCGACAAGCGTCCAGAGTATCTAGAAGGTGGCTAAGATTTGTATCTACATCAACGTGAATGTCAGTAAACACATTATAATTATCAGTGGTGCTGATAAAATACAATACGTCTTGACTTTTTGGTGTATGCTCAATTCTAGGAATTACTTCGCCGCCAAATCTTTTGACGTAGCGGCTGCCGATAAAACCTGTGCCACCGTATACACTTAGCCCATCCATTTATGTAACACCGATTCGTAATATTTGAATACTTCTTCCCCGTATCCAGGATAACAGCCAACAAAGAATACATTGCTCAACGCTTTGTTAGCGTTAGGATAATCGTCAGCATTTCCTAAGTGTTTGTATCCTGGATGTAATAGAATGTTGCCAGCAAAGTAGTTACGAGTTTGAATGCGATTCTTCTCGAGGAATGCTTGTAACTGTTCTTTCATTTCTGCAGTATCAGTGATCAATGGAACACCGAACCATGATGGATCAGCTTCAAGCAATCGAGTGGCAATTTTTACACCTGGAACATATTTCTCGAACATTGCTTTGATGCGTTCGAAATTAGCACGGCGCTTAACGTCAATCTCATCGATCTTTTCTAACTGTTCCATTCCGATTGCGCCTTGCATATCTAATGGCTTTAGATTGTAACCCATGTTGCTGAAGAGATACTTGTGATCAATTATCCCATTATAGCCTTCAAGCCACTTATCAAAGCGGTTGCCGCAAGTGCCGCAAGCCAACAAGTTAGCAGAACCAATACAACGACAGTCGCGACCCCACCAAGATATTGATCTTGCTGTGTTGATGAGAGCTTCGTCATTAGAGCAGACCATGCCCCCTTCACCTGTTGAGATGTGGTGCGCTGGATAGAAAGAAGTTGTCCAAGCATAGTAGTATTCCGTTAGTAGTTTGTTGTCCCATTTAGTACCAAGAGAATCACAATTATCACCTAACAATATCAAACCATGATCTTCACACAATTTCTTTAGGAAATCCATATGTGGTGGATTGCCAAGAACAGGAGAAACAAAGATTGCTTTTGTACGAGAAGTAATCTTCTCTGCAATCTTAAAGATATCGAAGTTCAAAGTATCCATTTCAATATCAATGAATACTGGTTTTAAATTATTTTGTACGAGCGGAGCAATTGTAGTTGGGAATCCCACTGGTGAAACGATAACTTCATCACCATCTTGCCAACCCAAATGTTTTTTCACTGCACTTACTAATGTCAAGTTAGCTGATGAACCTGAGTTCACCATATGCGAATACTTAACATTAAACTTTCTACCAAACTTGACTTGAAACTTGGCAACGTTCTCGCCAGAAACAAGCCACTTGCCTGTCAAAAATGCTTTGACGCCAGCCTTAACTTCTTTATCGTCCCAGTATGGACCACTGTAGAATACAGTATCCTTATCTGGATTAAATTGTTTACAGTTATATGCATATTTAGGTGTACCAACCTCAGCAACCAACTGATCAATCAAATCACTTACTTTATCTTTATCCATGTTCCACCATTTCCTTTAAGTATTTACCATAATCATTTTTACACATATTAGCAAATCGTAATAAATTTTCTTTTTCCATCCAACCGTTGTTGTATGCAACTTCATGCGGCGAGCCAACTAAAATGTTCTGTTGGTCTTGAATGGTTTGTACAAAGTGAGATGCTTCAAGCATTGAGCTTGGTGTTCCTGTATCAAACCATGCTGTTCCACGCTGTAACTTTTTAACAAGAAGATTACCTTGTTCCATATAAACCTTATTCACGTCAGTAATTTCATATTCATTACGAGGCGGTGGAGATTTTTTAATTTTACCCTCAACTGGATCTGTAATATCATACACACTTGGTGGATAAAAATATAATCCAGTTGCAGCATAATTGCTTTTTGGCTTTTCTGGTTTTTCTTCAATGCTTGTTGCAATATGAAAGCGATTGTCGAATTCTTTAAACTCAACAACGCCAAAACGTTGAGGGTCTTTAACTTTAGTTGCAAATACAACAGCTTTATCTTTTACGCTTTGGCTATTTGATTGCCATAACTGTTCGCTTAAGCCTGCACCATAAAAGAAATTATCGCCAAGAATCAAACAAGTTCTGTCAAACTTTTGTTTAATGTCTTTACCATATTGATATTTGGCAATAATAAATGCTTCTGGTATTCCCCAGTTTTCGGCTTGTATTGTAAATCTAAGATCTACACCAAAATCATGCATATGGAACAATCTGTCTTTGAAGGTGGTATATTCGTATGGTGTAGTGATTATGAGAATGTCTTTGATGCCAGCAAGCATCATAGTTGACAATGGATAATAGATCAACGGTTTATCGTAGATCGGAAGTAATTGTTTTGTTACGCTAAGTGTTGACGGATACAGTCTGGTAGATTTACCTGCTGCTAGAATTATTCCCAATGTTTTCATAAATTTCTCAATCTGTAAAAATCAATAGTTTTCATTAGACCTGCATCGAAGTCAGTTTCTGGCGACCAGTTAAGCTCATTCACGATCTTACTATTATCTATACTGTATCTAAAATCGTGACCTGGACGATCAGTAACATACTCAATTAATGACTCGGGTTTGCCCATTAATTTGAGTATCTTCTTTGCGAGGTCTATATTTGAAATCTCGTTATTACCACCAATGTTGTACTTCTCACCGATTTTACCTTTGCTTAAAACTTTACAAATAGCTTTACAGTGATCGTCAACATATAACCAATCTCGAACATTCATTCCGTTTCCATAAACTGGAATCTTTTCGTTCTTCAACGCTTTACTTATAACGGTTGGAATAAACTTTTCTGGATGTTGATATGGTCCATAATTGTTAGAACAGTTTGTAATAATTACAGGAAGTTTATATGTGTTACGGTATGCCATTACAAAGTGATCAGAAGCCGCTTTGGAGGCTGAGTAAGGTGATCGAGGGTCATACCTAGTCTCCTCGGTGAAAGACCCCTCTGGACCCTCTAGAGAGCCGTAAACCTCATCCGTAGAGACGTGTATGAACTTGAATTTTTTATCGAGAATATCAATGTTATCTTTTACAATATCTAATAGATTTACAGTACCTAATACGTTAGTTGTAACGAAAGGCATAGAACTTTTTATAGAATTATCAACATGGGATTCTGCTGCGAAATTTATAACTGCTCTGATATTATTGTTCACCATAAACTTAGTGAGCAATTGTCTATCGCAAATGTCACCCACTATGAGCATAGTTTGTTTATTGATGTGGATGTTATCAGGATAACAAGCAGCATATGTCATCTTGTCGACATTATATACTTTTTCTTTATACTTTTTAGTAAAGTATCTTATAAAATTGCTGCCGATAAATCCGCAGCCACCAGTCACTAATATTGCCATAAATTACTTCTTTTTGTTTTTTGCGTTAAGTGCCTTTTTAGCAGCCATTAATACATCTGATGCATATTCAGCTAACAATGCATAATCAGTAGATGGCGCACTAATCATTCTTCCCATTTCCCTAACTCTTTTTCTGATAACATTATCAGGTTTATAGAAATAGTTATTTACAATGTTTGAAGGTGTAATCAAACTCAAAAGATTTGTAACATTGAGTGCAGAATTCTTTCTTGAAAAAGATTTCTTCACTGCAGTTCGTTTTACATTATCGTTTGAACTTGTCTTCATTAAACTTTCAATCCACTGAATTTAGATTTACTATCGCGTCTTGGTTCTGGAGAATCAAACTCTTGACCTGAATCGGCAATCTTTTGTTGTGCGCCTTGTTCAATATCATAAAGTCTCATCTTTGAACGGTCAACGCCAATAGCGAACCTTTTATTTAGCGTCGGGTCATTATAACGATTCTTTAACTGCTTGACCATAATCTGACCAAGACTTTCCAGTTCTTCGCTTGTAACCAACGCAAACATCATATCCGCAGTTGCTGGCAAACCAAATGACTCTGAAGTATCCTCAAGACCTGGATCTGTATTAGTGTAACCAGATCGAGTCGTTTGAGTTGCTGAAACAACAGGAACGCCAAACTCAACAGCAAGACCACGCAGTTCTTCAGCGATAGCTTTAATGTATGAATATGAGTTAACATTAGCACCATGTTTCAAACGAGCTGAAGCACAGATGTTCAAATAGTCAATAAAGATAATGTCTGGTTTGAAGTTCTTTTTCAAAGACAAGTCATTAATCAAATTACGAAAGTGAATCGTTGAAGCCGAGGCAGTTGGATATTCCTCAATGATTAGTTTACCTTTAATGCTTTCCTTCAAACGAGAAATCTTACGATCATACATGTCTTTAGGAAGATTAGAAAGATCGTCAAGTTTTACATTAAGTAGATTGGCGTCAATACGTTCCGCAATCTTTTCCTTAGCCATTTCCATAGTTATGTAGAGAACGTTATAATTCTGAGACAAACTAGAAGCGGCAACGTGACACATGAACAATGACTTACCGACACCTGTATTGTGTGAAGAAACACCATTAGTGTAATATCTATGATTCTCGTGGTTCACATTAATATCAACAATCGGGATTTTTAAACCAGTCTTAGAAACTCTACCAATAGAGAATCCAGAAACTGTATTGAATTCTTCTACACCAATCTCACAAAGATCTTTTGCATATTTCCAACCAGATGCGGTCTCAAATAGATGATTTTCGTTAACGCGAACTTCAGTTCCATCATCCATCGTCAACTTGTATTCTTCCCATTCACCTTTATCGATAAAGAAATTCACACCAACCCATCCATCAGGCGAATCAACTTCGACTTCATATCCTTGATTCAGAAGAGTTTGAATTTCAGAAATTGAAGTTTCTTTAGTTTCCCACATAAAATTCCTCACAAATCATATAAATAAAAAGGATTTACTGTTTCTTCCTGAATCTGATTCTAACTCTCGTTTCTGGATGGACGCATCCAGCCAGTGCGATGTTCAATGTTTTAATCGGCAAACCACCTTTGGTGATTCGATTAAAATAATCTAGATCAAAAGGAATACGTTTTTCAGTCTTATGATAAAACTCATAACGAGAATCTGAATCTTCCAAGTAATCGTGACCGATGTTTGGATCAAATGAAACTGATAAGGCATCGGATAGGATTTTAGGAATCGCACCCTTAGTCTTATCAGTTTTAGTTTTGCCATCTAGAATCTGAATCGATTCTAGAATGGCATTATGGATTGCTTTCTCTTGACAGAACTTCTCAGTTTCAACCATCAACCAGTCATTTGGAGTAGATTCTAAATCTTTCTGAACCTCATCGATCAGTTCAGAACATTTCTTAAAATCTTCTTCATATAGATTTTCTCTATTGTTTAGAGAAATCTGGATTGCTTCATGAGTGGGAATCTGGTTGTACTGGAGGACGTACTTTTGTACCTCTTCGAACAGGACTCTTTCGCTTCTTTCCTGAAGATACTCGCTTTTTAGATACGGAAGAATTTTTCTTACGAACGGTTCGTTGAGGAACAGGTTCTTCAATATAATCTTCTCTAATTTCTTCATTCAAATTCTCCAGAGCAAACTTTTCAGCTTGAGCTTTTACAGCTTCATCAATTATCAATAACAAAATGTCACTTACTATTTTAGTAAACTTTTTATCATTTAGCAAATTATTTTCACCAACATTTATAAAAAGTTCATATGAAGCGTCTGCGCCTTTATATCCTAAATCATCACCAATTGTAATTGGACCATAAGAATATACAACACCTTTATATGGTCCAGCGAGCAATTCTACTTTTAAAATAGAAAGAAGTTCATCGCTGGGAGGAGTAGAGATCTTGAAGTATTTGTCTCTTTTATATTTTCTCTCACGATTCCATCTTTGGTATTTGTCAATAATTGGTTGTAATAGCTTACTCATCGTCACTCTCCGTTTCTTCATCTTTGAAAATAGAACCAGTGTTTTGCTGATAAGTCTTAGCAATCCATTCTTTGAATGTTTCATCTGCTAGAATTGGTTCCCAGAACTCTTTACTGTCTGTATCAGCAATACGATATTTCTTATCTTCAACTTCACCAGTTTCGGTGTTCACTCGAGAATACCAACCATTGCTTGGCTTTACAACGTGACCCGATTCAAGAGCCATTTCTAACAAACCAGACCATTTACTGATACCACCTTCAAAGGTTACAGTCACAGGAATCTTTGCTTTCTCTCTAACATAACGTGACTTCTCAACGTTGATAATAAAGTTATAACCTACAATCTCTGTACCTTCTTTCTCTTGCTGACGACCGAGAATATAAATGTTATCAGCTGAGTAATATGAGCCTGTGTTATGGGTGACAACACCATTTTCTAAAACATAATGTTCTGCTTCCTTTACAGAAAGATCATAAACTTTTCTTTTGCCGACCGAAGTAATACTTTTAATTTTCATAATTTCCTCTTTTTACATTTATCATTGTGCCACCGTTTTAGATTGCTGGATCTTAGTATTCTACTGACAATACCTCCATATCAACTGTCATATTTTTAGCCTCAATCCAATCCGCGCCGCTACCATTATCTCTTACATATGGAATAAGGAATTTATGTTTATCTGAACATATAACTTTATGCCCATCATCAAACTCAATTTCATAACATTCAGGTTCACCATCATCTAGAGTTTCTGGATTCCAGATAGCAGTAACTTCCTGCGGACCATTTAGTGTTTTAACTAAATCGCCAACAACGAAATCTTCAACACTCTTACAAGTTCCATCAGCAAGTTGAATCTTTGTTCCAGCAATTACACAACCACCACCAACAATTGCTTTCGGAAACATACCAATTTCCATATAGGTATGGTTCACAACAACCATCGGAATATCTTTCAAAGTCAAGTGTGGTGTAACCATACGGAACAATGACTTGATTTGTTTAGCACGAGTCATATCCGCTGCTGATTTTTGCTCAAGAGCATCTTCAACTTCTTTCTTTGAAGCCAAGTTACCGATTGAGTCAATAACAATCATCACACGCTCGCCGCGATTAATTTCACGCAACTGAGCCATGATATCAAACTTCAATTGTTCAATATCTGTAATTGGAGTATGGACAACTCGGTCAGTATCAATACCAAAACTGTTAAAGTAGTTTTGTGGAGTACCGAACTCTGAGTCATAAAACAAAATTACAGCATCTTCATACTTGTCTTGATATGCTTTAGCCATCAACAAACTGAATGCAGTTTTAAAGTGCTTTGATGGACCAGCCCACATTGTAAGACCTGGAGTTAGACCACCGTCTAATTTTCCAGACAATGCAATATTAACCACAGGAATCTTTGTTGGGATCATATCCTTATCAACAAAGAGCTTTGACTTTGAAAGAATAGCCGAATCTTTGATTGTGGTATTCTTTTTGATTTTATCTAATAAACTCATTTACTTTTCCTCATTTAAAGAAATCTTCAAGTGTGTTACTTCGTTCAGCTTTCCAATTAATCGCATCAAGAACTGCCTTTAACGGTTCAATAAACGCTTTATCATACATTGTATTATAATCGATATACTTCTCTAAGTCAAATTCTTTTGGGATAGTGCCCATGAAAGAAATTACATCAGATTGAATTGTATTTGGTTGTTTCAGATAAACATATTTGATTTTTTCACCATCTTTAATCTGTTCATACTGTTTAACCAAACCTAACTTAATTAATTGATTATTATACAACAAAGATCCTCTCACATGAATCGGTGTTTTTGATGCATAAATTGTTTTGTTATCGCTATATTTTTCAAGACCGTTTACGCCTCTAGGAAATGAAATTTGATCAACAGGCAATTTCGAAAACTCTTCTCGGAATGTTTCAATAAACTCATAAAGTGCATTCTGATCTTTACTTAAGATAACCTCAAATGCTTCTTTAATTTTATCACGACAAGCTGATGGAGTCGAAGATTTGATCGCAGCCAGACCCATAATTTTCATTTTAGGTTTGGCATATTCAACGCCTTCGTTATTGTAAACATTGAGAAGATAGTTTTTCTTGGCTGTCCAGATTGCCTTGTCAGCCAAAGCCTCACGCTTCATTTTCATCTTCTGCGCATAAGCGTTCATATAATCAGCCAGCTCTTGATAACATTTATCAATAAATGGTTGAATGCGGTCTTCACAGAATTTGTCGAGCATTCGAATAGTGCGCTTAGGATCAGAAGCATCTTTAATATATTTGTCAACTAACCCACCCAGATTCAAGTAGATTGAGTCTGTATCCGAAGCAATAACATAATCAACTTCACGAGTCCCAAGTGTACTATTCAAATGCCCATTTAGTTTTCTTTCAATCCAACGAATAGCAAGTTGACCTGAAAGAGTAATCGCTTCCGCAATGCGAATATCAAAGAAGCGGAAGTATTCGTTACCGATAGCACCGTAAGCGGAGTTCAATGTAACTTTCATGGCTAACTGAATATTATTAAAGCGAGCAATCTGCTTATCAAGTTCATTCTTTTCAGATTCGCTTACAGCTTTTTCTTTTCGCTTACGAGCGTCAATCGCCTTAGACTTATACAGAGCGCGATCTTCATACATCGTTTCCATAATCTCAGGCAAGAATCCTTGCTTTTGAATACTGAACAATTGACCATTAGGCGTTAGCGCGACTTTATGATCTTTTAGAATGCTGGTATCAATCTCTTGCCTCAAGAGATTATCAACATTAATATTTGGTCCATTTTCGGCAAAGAACTTTCTCAGTTCAGCATTTAACATATCAGGTTCAATCAACGTCTCAGGTGATAGATTGTACATCATGATAAGGTGCGGATACAGACTGTTTAAATCGAATGACGCGACCCAGTTATGGAATCCTATGATTGGATTCTTCACAAACGCACCAGCATACTGAGAATCTTTTCTAGCAGATTTCTTTGGCGCAACAGCGATATGCTTTTTCTTTAGAATGTTGTATGTAATTGTATCCCACATTCTTACCTGCGAGAATACGTCATCTAGATTCACTTTAGCATAATAAGCCAAAGTGCATACCAGTTCAATTAGGCGAATCTTATCTTCAAGTTTACAAACAAGCTCAACGTCGCGGACGTTATACTCGATAAACTTTTGATAATTGTTTTTATATAATTGATGTAGATTACCATACTGAGAATAATCTAATTTCTTTTCGCCCAGTTCTACATCGGCGATATAATCCAGCTTGTAGCTTTCTTGGTTGGGATTAGATGAGAACTTGCGATACATCTCATAATAGTCAAGCATCGCCACGCCCATGATCTCATAGACGGATTGTTTCTTGCTCTTGAATTCAACTTCACGAGCATTGACTTTACCCCATGGGGAAAATTTGGCGATCTTTTCGTCACCAAATAAACGCTTGATTCGATTGATTAGATATGGGATATCAAAGAAGTTGATATTCCATCCAGTAATTGCATCTGGATAATGTAGAGTCCAAAGGTCTAGAAACTTATCAACTAATTCATATTCATCAGCACAGAGATTGTAGATAACGTCGTCCCGATGCTGCTCATAATGTCCACATCCAAATATATGATATTTTCCACCAAGAAATATTGTAATTGCTGTAATCGCTTCATTTGCTCGCTCAGGTTCAGGAAATCCATTTTCAGATCCAACTTCAATGTCTATATATGCAACTGACATCTTAGACATATCCCAATCAATATCATCTTGGAATACGTCTGAGATGAAAGCATATTCATTACGAACATTACCATAGATGGGGAAATTGCTCACCCCATCATATTGTTTTACAAATTCACGTGCGTCGCGAATAGAATCAAACTTCATCTCCTCGAGCGGCTCGCCCTTTAGAGACTTCCATTTTGTGCCAGACTTATTACTTCTGACAAACAACTTTGGTTTGTACTTGATCTTTTGGCGAACTCTTTTACCGTCTTTTACACCACGGAAGAGGATGTTATCGCCAATCATCGCGACATTAGTATAGAACATGAATTAACCTGTGATCAAAGTTTTTGGAGGAGTTACGATACCACCAAACATTGAGTTGTAGTTATTCTTCAAGTCATCAGAAGCTGCAGCTGTAAACAATAGCTTGTCCTTTTTAATAGTGATATCACCATCAACCATTGCGCCGAATGGAACAAAACCAAAACTAAGTTTACCATCACGTGATGGTTGAAGAACCGAAGCAACGCAGTTCTTTAATGAAACGCTGTCTTCTGTTTCACTAACAACTTCAGCAACAATTTCTTCACCAGTTATCAATTTAAAAATTTTAATCATTTAATTTTCCTCTAAGTTTAAAACATCATCTTCAGTCACAACAAAACTCTCACCATCATCAACATTTCTTTTCGTTGCTGCAATTAAAAGCATGACAGCAAGAGGATCAAAAACAATGACAATAAGTATAATAACCAATCGCACTGCATCATCAAAATGACTCTTTGCATTTTGTCCATATATCAACTCCGCAATGTATTTCAATGGACCAATATCAACTTCGTTCTTTTCAACTTGAAGTTGAGCCTCAGCCAACTTCTTATTGTTTTCCCTTAGCCTTTTAGTCGCTTCTTTCTTTTCATTTGTCAAGGCAGTGCGAGTTCTTTTTTGACTAAGGATGATATTATAATCTTCTTTTACTGTATTATCAAGTAAATTTAATTGCTTGTCAGCATCAGCTACAATTTTCTCATCTGCTTTTATATCAGATTGTAATTCGACTACAACTGCGTCTACGTCAGCTGATCTGTTAATATTATTTTCAATATGGGCTTTTGAAAGGAATCCAAAGATTCCCATTGATGTGATGAACATCAGAATGACCACAGCGATGGTCATGTATATTCGCATGAAGAGTTTTATTGAGTTACCGCTTTTGTAAAGATAAGTTGCGGTTACTATTTTGGCAAATTCCAGAGAGCCACCCATTAATAATATAGGTGTAGTGGCTCCTGGAAATATTGCTATGAGACCTGCTATTGAATAATAAGCAGCAGCTGACGAAAGAAACAAACCAGACAATAATAGGTATGTTCTTATGTTTTTAAGAACTCTTATCATTACCTTGTTTAGTTTTCTTTGTTTTTACCAACTTACGAGTTGATGGATGAGCACCAAATTCGCGCTCATAAACTGTCTTGCCTTTGTCAGGACTTTCGTATATTTTTGGCATTATGCTCTCCAAATTCTAGCGGGTGCAGGACTCGAACCTACGACCTATGGATTATGAGTCCATCGCTCTGCCTCTGAGCTAACCCGCAATTAATTATTTATGTTGATTCAGTTGATTCTTCTTTAGAAGAATTATCAGTCATACGCTTCTTATTCTTTGCAGCTTTATGAATGGCATGAGCTTCAATAAATGCTCGCTTCCATGCACCACGCTCATGACTGTCTTTAAAATCTTTCAACCCCATCATTCTTTTTAAATAACGTGGAAGAGTTGCACTATCAAAATCTGATCTTGCTGCCATAAAATATACCTCAATTATAGATATGATTCACACTTAGCCCAAAAACGTTCTTGCTGTCCAGGATGGAAAATCTGGAAGTTATGATAGATTCCACTTGTGAAAGTAGTACCTAAACCATAATGCGGCATCCCATCGGCTAAACGCCAGAATGGTTCTTGATTGGTTTCCCAGTCCATGCGAATAGGTGGAGCATCAAATTTCAAAGGCATAAATGTTTGAACAGGAACTCCTTCCTCTTCTGCCCTGAATGTCCACTCTTCACAAACGTCACCACGAGCATTAGGAATAGCTGATGGCTTACCAATCTTTTCAAATACATCTTTATGCATTGCTACACAAGAAGGTGCAGCAAACACGTGTTGATTGTTTTCAATATGACCTGAACGTTGAGCATTACCAACTAAAATTCCTTCAGCAGCAGCATCAATAATTAAATCAATAGCTAACACGTTAGTTGGAATCGCATCAATATCTAAAAAGAAAATGACATCATGATCAAGTTTCTTTTCAATAGGATCTTTAAATGTTCCAGTATTCTGACCATTCATACACCAAACATAATCCATCATTGGTCCAGGCATTATGTTTGTTTGAATTGAGTAGTGAGGATATCTGCTCACATTAAACTTCTCAACAACTTTTCTTTGTAGTTCTGCAGTCTTTGGGTTTACATTACCCATGAAGAAAGAGACAATACATGCATTTATTTTTTCCAAGGGAGAACTCCATTATTACGTTTCAACATTTCAGCATTACCTCTATCAAAGAACTCACGCTGAACTGACAATCCTGAATTTCCAACAGTATAATTTACCGTATACTTATATGTAGTATCGTATTTTGGAGCAACTTGTCTTAGGAAGTGCATCATCTTACGATCAATCTCTGGCTGTCCAGGTTCTCTGAATTTACAATACCAAACAGGAACCATGGAAACTGCTAATAGTCGTGGGAGGAAATAGCAGTTAACATCTACAAAATAATCTTGTGGATGTAAAATACTTGGCCACTTACCTAGACTTTCGCAGTTATCTTCGCAAAGAAAGTTATGTTGGTTGTCTACGATTTTTCTGAACGAAAATGTCCAGTCGTTACCTTTTTGTATAACATCGTAACAATCTTGTATATGAGTAGGCTCAAGAGCGTTATCATCATCAAGGAAAATAAGAAAATCGCCGTCAGCAACAAAAGTACCACTGCCATAAATGCGATGACCATTCCACCTATCTTTTCCGATTGAATAAGGGAGATCAATAACATCTAATCTGTAACCTTCCTTTTTGTATTCTGGCAAACCACCAATAATCTCATATGCTTTGGCGCTGCGTTCTGGACCATCTATCGTTACGAGATGTTGAACATTACCCCAAGTCTGATTTCTTACAGACTCAATACATTTATTTAGTAGAGGGTTGCCAGTTGTGGCAGTAATTACAGTCACTAATGGTTTCATGATTTCTGCTTGTTGCGACGAGCTGCTCTTTTCTTTGAGCCTAATTTGGCTCTGCCCTTACCGAATCCTTTAGTTCCTACTTTAGCTGGCATTGTTATCTCCAATAATTTCTTTAATCTTTTGAATTTGCTCATCAACAACTTCAGCACGATTTGGCCAATGAATCATTGACTTCTCAGGATCCAATTTTAAACTTTCTAAAAATGGAAGAATCGTGTCATTGAGTTGTTCTAAACTAATTTCAGATTTAGCTGTAAATGGTGCATTAGGATCTTCAGCATCTACAGTTGGGTCAGATCTAAACTGATCATCAAAAGCAGTTGTAGAAACATAATTAGTTTTCTCTAACTCTTTTTGTTTCCATCTTTCTAAGATTTCTTGCATTTCTCTTTGTTCTTTTTCAGAAGCAGTTTCAATTACATCATCTAAAGGTTTAAAATGATCAGTGTCTTTTGAAGACACACCCTCATCCTCATCCTTTACAAGTTCAAGGCGATCATTTAATTTAAATTGATAGCCGCATCCTTTCATGAACATTAAAAAATGTTCTAAAAGTTGATTTACAGTTTTTTCACCATGTAGAACCATGGTGTACTCCTTGTCATCAAAATCAGTATGAGTGAAAGTAAATTTATCTTGTCTAAATTCTTTAGAAAGCATTTTAAATCTCCAATTCAAAATCTACGTTAAAACTTTTATTCTCTGGCTCACCTGCGCGATCCGAAGTATATTTGCGAGCATAACCTCTAGGATTAGCAATTACACGACAGTCGCCAACCATATAGTCGAAACTATCATGAGTGTGACCGTGGAACCAATATTTGATATTGGTGTGTCTGAAAATAACTTCGCTTAAATCACTAGAATAAGCATAATTCAAATCATCAACACCATATTTGAGGTGGATGCTTTTATATGTTGGTCCATGATGCCCCATCACGATGGTTGGTTTATCAACGACCTCCCAATTATATAGGGTTTCATCCAAAATAGCAATTGTTTTTTTATGCTCTTCGTAAGCATCTTCTGGACTAAATTTAGCAATTACACCATTCTTATGCACTTTGTGAATAATGTGGTGATCATTCATTGCTTTACCAGCAGTTAATTTCGCAAAAAAATTATCTTTGTTGTAATCTGTCCAGAAAGTTGCCCCGAAAAGATTCCAGTCACCTAGATCCACCATTTCATTATCAAGAACAGTTACGTTACTTCCTGCAAGAAATTGCTTCAGCGTTTCCACACTGTGATCAAAAACACCATGATAGTGTTCATGGTTTCCTGCAATGTAATATACCTTACTGTACTTTTTGCATTCTTGATAAAAGAATCTATCGCAAACTTTTTGATTTTCGCGTGCTCTGGCATCAGTTCTACTGTTAGTCAGATAACCAGCTACACAAATGTCACCTGCAAGCAAAAGCACGTCGCCCCCAGGAAGTGCCATGGAGGCGAACTCTAAATGCAGGTCAGACATCACATTAATTTTCATTGTAACTTTGGAGCGTCAAAAGGTTGAATTTTATGTTTACTATCATAAACATGTTGAACCATTAAATCAAAATCGGCATCAGACAATCCTGTTTTGTAGATTCTCAAAGAAGTAGCCATCATTACTGCGGCAATAGCTAATGGATCATATTCAGCAAAACTATCTCCAGCGAATTGATACATTTTATCATACAATTCTACGATAACTTGATCTGGGTGTTTTTCATTCATTTTATTTTCCTTCCTAGTGTTTGAATATCAGCGTCATCAGTAATGTACTGAACAGCACCTTTCGAATAAGCAGGAGCAAGACGCTTAGACTTTGCGATAATAGCATCGCGGACTTCAGGACTTTCCTTAGCCAATTTGACTGGATCCATCATACCTGTCCTGTTAGGAATGAATTGTGTCGTTGAAACCAAAGACGGTAAAGAAGAAGCAGTGTCTGCGCCAACACGCAACGAAGCACTAGCATAGTTTGGAACTTTAAGAGTGTTGTATTTCTCTAAACGAGAGACGTTTAGTTTCTTAGCGAGAACGCCTTTCGGCTTACGTTTCTTTTTTGGTTTGAAACTTGTACGAGTATAGACCATCATAAAATTACACCATGTACTTTGCTAGAAAATGTTCTACAACTTTAGCATTGATCATTGAAGGAATATCTTCAAATGGATCTTCCAACAAATAATTACAACCATTTATCCAACTGCTATGTTTTAAAAATTGAGCATAGTCAATCAAATGATCTTTATTGGTTGGGTCAAAAATCTCGCGAGCGCGAGGAGTCAAAACACTTTTGCGATATGTACTCACAGTATCCTCCATCACTATCTTATACAACTATTATACTAAATTGGAGCATAAAAGTAAAGTATAATAATTGTAATAGAATCAATAACTTACAAATGCCGTATAAGCTCCTATAATCGCCTTGGAGGAATTAGTCCCACAGTCCTCGATAATATTTACCAAACAATATTAAACCATTTTGAATACGCTTATGATGCTTTTCATGACCTTTTTTATCAAACACACTGGTATCATTTGGTCCCTTTACCATTTCGTAAGTGACCACTCCTTCGTGCTTAGTTCTAGATTTCATATCTTCCGGCACACCGATGTGATTTCCATCTTTATCCAATGCTTGCCAAAGCATTTCAGATTTGCCAGAATGAAATTGCGCATCATTATCATCGTCATTAAGCTGTTCAAACGTCCAAATCATCTCGTCTAAGACCCAATCCCAACGTTCGTGCATCATGTCCCACGCTTCTTTCTCGCCTTCTTCATAGAAGTCGAAAGATTTTTGAGATGGATCTTTATCTTGATCGTCTAGAGTGCGCAGATTTTCAGGAACATCTTCAAGGTCAACATAAGGTGAACCGTGTTTAGTTGCTTTTAGTTGCTTTAGCATTGGAAGAGTGAGCATTGCAAGAGTGTCATTCATATTCCATGTATCATATTTGTCAATACGGATTTTGATTTTGCGCTGGCGCTTCTTGTCTACCCACAGGCAAAATTTAGCCAACAAAGAATCATTGCCATTTTTATCTTCGGATAACCAAGTACCAAAATCATGTACCCAATCTGGATATCGTAAAAATCCATATTCGTCTGGTACTTTCTTTACCCAAAAGCAAAGCGCATAAGCGATTTGATATGGACCAATCCATTTTTTGTGCGGACCAATATATACTTTCATTTTATAAACACCTCATCAAATTTCTTCATAACATTTTCAGGACTAAAAGGTTCAACTATTTGTTTAAAGTTTCTATTCAATATATGTCTAACATGAATCATTTTTGCATGTAAATTCTGTTCATTGTAAAGTAATCCATGTTTACCCAACAATATTACATGGTTTTTATCTATTCCACCTTCCCATGCTAAAACAGGTTTATTGTGATATAAAAAATCACAAATTGCTAACCCGAAAGATTCACCATGACTTCTACCATGAATCATCGCATCGCAAGCATTAACAAAGTTAGAAGTTTCTTGTGCGCCGAAAAACGATGGCAAGTAAATAATACTTGGGTGGTCTAAAAACTTCTTCGTATTCACCATTAGAAATACAACGTCATCTCTGGTAGTTACAATATTCTCAATTGTTTTGTGTACGAATGGAAGATCAAAAGTTGTCATTCCACCATGACGACCAAATACAAACTTAGTTCTTGGTATTCCAAGTTTCTTTCTTACATCCAGATTTGGTGGCGGCAGACTAACAATATGCGGAACATATTGTAATAATCCATCAGAGCAATGATTGCTTAACCACTCTGAAACATAAGCGTAAACATCACCATGCGGCTCATATGCTTGAAACACTACATGGTTTGCTGTCTTTGTGCTTTTTATTTCTGGCTTTTCTTTTTTGCCAGCTTTCAAAAAGTAAAACAGATCATATTGTGCAGCGATGCTTTCCATTGGTCCAAAGTTATCATCTGGACCAGCATCATAACCAATAACATTAAATCTTTTTGAGAGTTTGTTTATGACATTTTGATCAGACAGAATATCTAACTTTCCTGGATCTCTTAATCCAGAATTAAAAATGATTGTGCTTTCATTACCGAGAATAGTTTGATTGTATTCTGCATAATCCACGATAGCATTTGTCGTGCCTCTAAGATTAAGTTGATGGCTGTAAAATAATACTTTTTTCATTTGATGAACACTTCGTTAAATTTATCCATAACATTCTTAGGTGTAAATGGCTCGACAATATGTTTAAAATCTTTGCCTTCAACGTACTCTTTAAGATGTAACATATTACTCAAAACAGTATCCTGCGTATACAATAATCCAGATGAATTCAGAAGCAACACATGGTTGCGATCAAATCCACCTTCCCACGCCATCACTGGCTTATTAAAAAATAAAAACTCGCAAATAGCTCCACCAAACGACTCACCTAGATTGCGTCCATGAATCATGGCATCACAAGCATTTACAAAATTAGATTTCTCTTGATTACCAAAAAATGGTTCTAAGTAAATTACATTTGGATGCTCAACAACTTTCATAGTATTTGCTAACAGAAATACTATGTCGTCTCTATTCTCAGCAATGTATTTTATGGCAGACCAAGTAAACCCTTTATCAAAGGTATATTGTCCACCGTGTCGACCATAAACAAACTTATCTTTTGGAATCCCTAACTCTTTTCTCAAATCTTTATTTGGTGGAGGCAGATCAACAACATATGGAACAAAAGGAACATCTATATTGTGTGTCTGCTTATTGTTTATTGACAGCCACTCAGAGATATAAGCATATCGATCGCCATGTGGATCGCAGTATTGAAACACTGCATGATTGGCTGTTTTAGTTGATGTGATCTCAGGGTTTTCTCTTAACCCTGCTTTTTGAAAATAAAACAAATCATACTTAGAAGCAATATCATTTAACTTGTCAAAGTTCTTTTCTGGACCAGCTTCATAAGCAATAACATTAAATCTTTTTTTGATACTTTGAACAACATCATCATTAGAAAGAATATCTAATCCCTCATCATTGAAAGATGCGTTGTATACAATCGTGCTTTCATTACCAAGCACTGATTGATTGAATTCAGCATAATCCACTAAAGAATTAGTGGTTCCGCGATAATTAAGTTGGTGCGCGTAGAAGAGAATCTTTTTCATATTTTGTCACAGTAATAGCGCGAGACTTTAATAAATCAACACCTGCTGTTGATCTGTAGTCTTCCAAATAATAAACATTACAAATGCCACTCTGTAGAATTATTTTCGCACATTCTATACAGGGAGCATGAGTTAGAAACATTGTTGCATCTTTACATGAATCGCCATGATATGCAATTTTAGCAATGGCGTTCATTTCAGCATGGATTACTTCTGGCTTAGTTTTAAGCTCGCCAGTTTTAACTAATTTAGATCCAATACCGTATTCGGTTTGAAATTCAGTTACTTCAAATTCACAACAATTATCGAATCCAGAAGGTGTGCCGTTATATCCGTAGGAAAGGATGCGGTGATCCTTAACAATCACCGCACCTACTTTTAGCCTCTTGGCATGAGAGAGTTCTGCAACTCTCTTTGCTACATCAAAGTAAAATAATATAAACTTTTCTTTCACAAATTACTTCTTAGAAGCCTTCGGTACAGTGATTTCCACTTTGTGTGGTTTTTGTTCTTCAGGAATGACATTTTCTAATGAGATAGAAAGAATGCCATCTGCTAGAACTGCGTCGCGAACAACCACAGTGTCAGCTAAAACAAAGCTGCGAGTGAATGAACGACCAGCAATACCTTTTACAAGATATGTGCGTTCATCTTTCTCTGCTTTCTTACCCTCAATCTTTAGAGAGTTCTTTGCTGCTGTGATTTCGATTTCTTCCATTTTATAACCAGCGACTGCTAATT